AACTGAATTGATATTTAGTCCGACACCTTCAGTAAACACAATAGGTCATGATAGAGTAATTCCTAAAATATATCAGTTAGATAATAATGGAACTATTAAAACATGTCAATCTAATATTAGAATACTTTATTATGGAGGTTTAAAAGATACATCTTATCCATGGAAACACATAACAAGTACAGGAGGTCAATTTATAAATAATCAATATGCTTATTGCGGTCATTTAGATAGTATAGATAATCCAACTATTGATTTAAATTTTGAAGTTCCTAAACAAGTATATTATTCATTAGAAAAATACACTTTAAATAATCTTTATAATAAATATTGGAAAGATTACATTGAGCAAATAGCGGATAAAGATTCTAAGTTATTCGTTGGATATTTTTTAGTTAATGAATGGGACATTCAAGAATTGGACTTTAGAAATACATTCTTTTTTGAAAATGATTATTGGAGGTTAAATAAGATTATTGATTACGATAGGATAAACAACCAGCCTACAAAATGTGAGTTTGTAAAATTAAAAACGTTACCTCCATACGAAGATGATAATGGATTTGATACAAACGGCGGTGTTTTAGAAGGTGTTGACATTTCACCAACACAAAGAAACTCATATTATAATGATAATGTAGTAACTGAAGGTGCGATAGTAAGTGGTAAAAATAATACTGTACTTTCAGGTAATGGTGTTATAATAGTAGGAAATGCAAACTTTGTAGGTAACAATAATCAAAATGTTTCAATTTTATCTTCAAGTGGTATTACTGTTTATCCAAGTTCAAATAATATATCAGTTACAACAAGTACGGGTGTTACTGTTTTAAGTGGCATTTCAAACGTATCAGTAACCAATAGCAGCGGAATAACAGTAACAGAATCAAACGTTACTTACAATAACGGGATTAAGACTTTAAACAATGTATCTTATAAACATTACATTGCTTTATTATCACAAACAGGTATAAGTGATCCAATTGTGGATGTTTTAGAAAACACTTTAACAAGTGGCATTACATGGTTAAGAACAAATACTGGTGAATATGAAGGCACATTAATTGGTGAATTTACATTTAAAAAGACTACTATAAATTGTAGTAATTCACAACCTGGTGAAATAAGAACAAACAGACAAGATAGTGATAAAGTAAATGTTTACACTTACGATTCAACAGGAACTTCAGCAGATGGGCAATTACTTTATTCAACAATAGAAATACGAGTTTACTCATAATTGGTACTTAAAAGATATGGCAAAGACTACATTTGAAATAGATATAGAAACAGCAGGAGCGGTAAACTCGGCAAAAGACCTTAGAGAGCAATTTAACATTTTAGAAGATAAGATGTTTGAACTTGCAGCAGCAGGTAGAGAGGGAACTAAGGAATTTGCAGCAATTAGAAACCAATTAGCAGGAACTAAAGAACGTATTGACGATTTAAACGAGTCAATTGATATGTTAAAGCCTGAAGCTAAATTTCAAGCATTTGCAAACTTAGGAGCAGGCATAGCGAATGGATTTGCAGCAGCACAGGGTGCAGCACAATTATTTGGAAGTGAATCTGAAGCATTAAATGAATCACTTGCAAAAGTTCAATCTGCAATGGCTTTAGCTCAAGGTATTCAGGGGCTTGCAGGAATGGGAGATAGTTTAAAGGTTGTAAGTACTATGTTAAAGTCAACAACTATTGGAACTTACTTAGCAACAGCAGCACAAAGAGTTTATAATGCTGTAATGGCAGCGAATCCAATTGGTTTATTAGTTGCTGGATTAACAGCTTTAGTTGGTGTGATTGCATTGGTAGTAAATGCAATGGGAGATGAAACTGAAGCATTAAAAGAGACAATCTCTGAAAGAGAGAAAGAGCTTGAGTTGATGAATAGAAGTGCAGATGCTTTAAAGAATGAAAATAAATTTAGATTAGACTTAGCAGCGGCACAGGGTAAGAATGCAAAGGAACTTCAAAAGATCAACGAAGAAAATGCAAAGTCTGAAATAAAAAGCATTGATTTAAGAATCAAAGAAAACAAACGTTTATTTGATGAGCGAATGGCTTTGATGAGACAAAGCGATGGAGATGAATACAAAGAACTTCAGGAAGCTAACAGTAAGACTTTAGAGGAAATGAGAAAGTTAGCAGGTGAAAGACTTTCTATACAACAAGGATTAAAATTATCAGAGGCTAAATTAGAAACAGATGCTAATAAAGAATCAGTAGATAAAAGAAAAGAAGCTAACGAAAAATACATTCAAGATTTTAAGGAATTACAAAAGAAGTTAGAAGATTTAAAAGCTCAAAATATATTAGATGCTGAAGATAGAGAATTAAAAACACTTGAACTTGCTTACAATAGAGAAAAAGCAGAGTTAAAATCTAAAGGTGCAAATAATGAATTGTTATTACAATTAGATTTAAAGTATTTTAATGATAGGGCAGATATAGAAAATAAGTATATTGATATTGAAGAAAAAAGGAAAAAAGATGAAAAGGATGCAAGGGAAAAAGAATTTGCGGATGCAGTTGCGTATGCTGAAAAATTAGCCGATGAAGAGTTTAAATTAGATGAAGAAAAAAGAAAAAAACAAAAAGAAGCGGATGAAAAAGCAAAAGTAGCAAGGCAAGCTGAAATAAACTCTAATTTCAAAATGACTTCGGATGCTATTGGAGCTTTGATTGAATTAAACAATAGTTATCCAGCAACTTCAGAAAAAAACGCTCGTAAGTCTTTTAAAATAAATAAAGCATTACAATTAGCACAAGCAACAATAAACGGAGTTCAAGCTGTTCAAAATGTATTGGCAGACCCAACATTAGTAGGGCCAGCAAGGTATGTTGCAGCAGCCATTGCAGGTGTTACAGCTTTAGCAAACATTAATAAAATAGCACAAACTAAATTTGAGCCAAGTAGTGAAAGTGCAGGCGGTGGCGGTGGTGGTGGTAATTTAGGTTCATTTAGTCAAGGCGGTGGAGGGCAACCACCTCAAGGATTAACAGCACAAAATACAGTTACACAATTAAATCCTGATGGTTCGGTAGCAGGGCAAGGAGAAAGAAATGCAGCACCAATGAAAGCCTATGTAGTAGAAAGTGAAAGTAGAGCAGTAACAGATAGAGTAAACAAATTAAGTAATAATTCAAAAATAGGATAACATGGAAAATTTACCAATTTATAAATTAGTAATTGATGACAATGAAGAGTTAGGTGTTGAGTTCGTTGCATTAGTAGACCAACCAGCAATAGAAACTAACTGGCATGCTTTTAAAGAACATGAATTAATAGTAGAGCCAAAAGCAGGTGAAAGCAAAGATGAATTTGTTTCTCGTTGCATATCTGTTGAAGTGGGAAATGGAATAGAGCAAGACCAGGCAGCTGCTATATGTTATAGCAAATGGGATAATAAAGGAATGAACGCACAGTTTAAATTCTTTGCAGATAAAGAAAGAAGAATGATAAGCGGAGCTTTAATGATTGCAGACTTACCAATATATCGCAAAGATGAAAGCGGTGAGTATTATGTAGTATTTGACAAAGAGCAAATTGAAAAGATAGCACAGCGTTTCTTTAAAAAAGGTTACAGCCACAATGTAAACATGATGCATGATCCTGAAAGGCAAGTGAACGGAGTTTACATGGTAGAATCTTTTATAATAGATAAAACAAGAGGTATTAAAACACCTGAAGGCTATCCTACATTAACAGAGGGTTCATGGTTTGGAACTTTTAAAGTAGATAACAATGAAGTTTGGAATGACTTTATTAAAACGGGAGTGTTTAAAGGCTTTAGTGTAGAAGGCGCTTTTGCTCAAAGAAAGGTAAAAGATGCCCCTGTAAGCATTATCGAACAGTTAGCTGATAGAATACACAACTTAAGAAAAAAAGTGTCTGAGATTGCAACTAAATAAAAAACGTGTACTTTATAAAAAAAAGAGCAATGGAAAATAAAAAACAAACATTTAAAGAAGTATTCTCTGACATGAAAGATTTGTTCAAAGATATTTTTCAAGACGAAATAAAAGATTTAAAATTTGCTGATTACAAAGCAGCAGATGGCACAATAGTAAGAACAGATACTGAAGAAATTGCAGTAGGTTCAAAACTACAAGTTATTACACCTGATGGAATTATGGATTTACCTGTTGAAGTAACAGAAATCGTTTTAATGGTAAATGAAATGCCAATGAAGGTTTATGTTGAAAACGGAGTAGTAAAAGGAATTGAACCACAGGAACAACCTGAAGAAGTAATAGCATCAGAAGAAATGAACTCTAACCAAGAATTTGAAACTAAGTTTAATGAATTAAACGAAAGACTATCAAAGTTAGAAGCTGCATTAGGAATTTCAAACACAGCATTAGAAGCTGCAAACGCTCAAATCTTAGCACAAAACGATTTAAACAGAAAGTTATTTGCATTAGTTGAAAAGGTAGCAGATGCACCAAGTGTAGAACCAAAATCAACAGCAAAGGAAAACTTTAAAAAAACAAGTTCATTATCGAGCTTAGAAGAATTTAGAAAACAAGTATTCAAATAAATTAAAAAACAATTAAAAACAAAAAACTATGGCATTTTCATTTGACACAATGACCGCATATGTTGAAGAAAACAGAGCGGACTTAATTAGTAAAGCGATCTTAGGCGCTAAAACTTTAGGATTAGGAGTTGATATTCGTACAGGTATCAAATCTTCTGAAAAAATTCCTGTATTAGAATCAACAGTTCCTTTTCAAGCGGCTGCATGTTCTTTTACAAGTTCAGGTACTACAACTTTTAGTCAAGTATCAATTGCAACAGTAGGCATTCAGTTTGCTGAGCAATTATGTTTAAATGACTTAAACACTTACTTTACTCAAAAGTATTTACCAGCAGGTGCAAATATTGATTCATTATCAATTGCACAACAAATCATTGATAGAAAAATAGCACAGGTTGCTAAGAATGTAGAACAAATGATTTGGCAGGGATCAACAACTTACGGCAATTCAACAGTATTAAAACAGATGAATGGCTGGTTAAGAACAATTGATGTAGCAGGTACAGCAGTTGCTGCAACACCTTCTACTTTGAACTCAACAAATGTATTAACTATATTTGACGATGTTTATTCTAAAGTTCCAGCTGCTGCAATTGCAAACGAGCCAATCGTTGCTTTCTGTGGTTATGATACTTTTAGAATTTTAGCTGCTAAAATTACTTCTACCTACGGTATTTATGGTTCTCAATATACTACTGATAATGTTTGGAATAATTGGGAATTAATGTATCCAGGAACTAACATGAAAGTTGTTGCAGTACCAGGTATGAATAACGATAACGCAGTTGATACAGGTGTACTTCCAACAGCGGTTAAAAATCGTATCATAGCAACTTACGCTTCTAACTTAGTTTACGGAACTGACTTACAATCTGACACTGATAACATGGAAGCATGGTGGTCAAAAGATGACCGAGTATGGAAACTTTATGGTGCATTTCGTGCAGGGGTAGCAGTTAAGTTCATCGATCACGTTGTTCAATACACAAATTCTTAATAATTAACTAAGGGAGTGTAACAGCTCCCTTTTAAAAATTTATAACTATGCCATGTTTAATCGCCGAGGGAATAACACTTGATTGTCGCCAAGGAGCAGGCGGTATTAAGAAACTCTATTTAACAGAGTTTGCAAACGTTTCTTCAGTAACAAGTTCATCAGGTAGTGTAACTGCAATTACAATGGCTTCAGGCAAAAAGTTCTGGACTGTTGAGGTTGAATTAGAAGATGCACAATTTGATGAAAATGCGACTGTATCAATTGAAAACGGAACTACTTTTTACGAACAAACATTAACTTTTAGCGTATATAAAATGACTGCTAAAAACAGAAACATTGTTCGCTTACTAACACAAAACAGATTGATGGTTATTGTTCAAGATGCTGATGATGTTTATCATTTAGCAGGTGAAACAAGGGCTATGCACTTAACAGCAGGTACTTCATCAACTGGTAAAGCAATGGGAGACAAAAACGGTTACTCATTAACTTTAACAGGCAAAGAACCACTACCAGCTAACAAAGTAAATTCAGGTGTAATATCTGGCATTATTTAATTTCCTGTTCGTTTATATTGATTACTTTAGGGCTGCAAAATATGTAGCCCTTTTGTTTTTACAATAGTTAAAAATTTAGGTACTTTATAAAATATGCAAATCATAAACAAAGGACAAAACAACTTTTTAATTTTTACGTTAAGTGAAAAAGTTACTTTGACAAATCCTTATTACTTGTTTACTTTTAAACATCAAGTATTAATGAGTTCAGTTAATTTTATTGCAAGTGATGTAAGTGGATTCCCTACTCGTTTCAATAAGTTTTTAATAACTGAAACAACGGGCAGTGTTAATTTAACAAGTGGTGTTGTATCTTTACCCGAAACGGGATTTTATGAATACGCTATTTATGAGCAAACAAGTTCAAGTAATTTGAACGTTGCAAATGTTACAGGGCTATTAGAGATAGGAATGGTAAAAGTAGAAAGCACTTTGCCAATTTATAATGAATACGATAATCAAAGTAAAACGATTATAACTTATGGAGAATAATATATACGATGTAATTAATTTAAAACTACAGGCACATAAAACACCTGTATTTAAAGAAGAGAAATCAAAAGAATGGGTTATCTATGGAGCTGAAAGAGACGGTTACTACAATAATTACCCAGCTTATTTGTTATACCTTTACAATCGTTCTTCTAAGCATAACGCTTTTATTAACGGAAAGGTTCTTTACATTTGCGGTGCTGGTGTTGGGTTTGATAGCGATAGTTTATCAATTGAAGATATAGCGAGAGCAAATGACTTTATCAATAAAGAGAATACTAATTTTGATACATTAAAAGACATTGTAAAAAAATGTGTATTAGATAAAAAGTTATTCGGAGGTTACTATTTAGAGGTTATTTGGAATAAGGCAGGTAACAACTTTGAGTTATTACATTTTCCTTATAACAATCTTCGTAAAGCAAAAGATGCTGATGGTTATTGGTACTCTAAAGATTGGAGTAAACAAAAACAAACACCTGAAGATACAGACCTTGAGTATATTCCATTATTTGATCCTGAGAAACCAACATCAAGGCAAATATTTGTAAGTAAAGAATACAGACCTGATTTAGATGCTTATCCTTTGCCTGACTATGTAGCTTCGGCTGTTTATGCAGAGGTTGATGTTGAGCTTTCTAATTATAGATTGAATGCTATAAAAAGTGGCTTTAATGCAGGAACTATTTTAAACTTTAGTAATGGCAGACCAACTGAAGAAGAGAAAGAAGAAATTGAAGCAAGACTAAAAGAGAAATTCACAGGTACTGATAGAGCTAACAGCTTACTAATATCTTTTAGTGGCAATAGAGAAACAGCTCCAACAATTGAACATTTAACACCTCAAAACGTAGATGCTCAATTGACTGAATTAAATGACCAAGTTATTCAAGAATTAATCATAGGACATCACATTCCTAATCCAATGTTAGTTGGTATTAAAACACCTGGTGAATTGGGAAGTAAAGACCAAATAAATGATTCTTACGAGCTTTATAAATCAACTTATATTGTACCTAATCAAAGAGAAATAGAGAAAGACTTTAATTACTTATTGAAGTTAAAAGGATTTGGAAATCGTATTTATTTAAAAGAGTTAGATCCTATTGAAGAGCAGTTGCCTATTGAAGAAAAGATTAAGGTAATGACTAAAAACGAGGTTCGTGAAATGTACGGATTACCTCCAATAGAAGAAGAAATAAAACCAATTGTATCAAGTGCTATTCATAGATTCT